TAGGAGTTGTAACCGTTCTTGGCGTTTTGCTAGCCGGAATAGGAGGCGCACTTGTCGGTTTAGGTTCTTTACAAATCGCGTGGGGGCTTTTGTCGGTTCAGATTGCGGCGGCAGGCGGCATGATGGGAATATTTACGTCGATATTAGCGGCCTTAACGAGTCCAATTTCGTTGACAATAGCGGCATAGCGCACTAGTTACCGTTTTTGTTCTCGTATACAAACACTCGGAACAGCTACAGAACTCCTCGGCGTAGTTTTAACGCAATCAAAGCCGGAGCCTTAGTTGCATATAACGGCGCGAAGGTAGCTTTTGATGGAATCGTAGCGGCTGTCGATCGCGTAGCAGCGTACTTGCCGAAAAGGGCCGGCCATGTGGAACGGGTTTGCAGCCGGGGCATAAATATAGGTACCGCAATACAAAGCGGATTTAATGCGGCCATCAGCGCAATCGGATCGTTCTTTTACTCAATCGGCCAAAAAGCATCGGAGTCTTTCGCTCAAGGAATCGGAGCTAAAGTATCGGAAGCTGCCGGAATCTTCTTCGCGCAGCTTAAAACGGCATTCTCAAGCGGTAAGCGGCGTTATTTCTATCGTTGCGCCTACGATTACAGCGTTTGGGTTGGCGTTAATGGGCGTTCAGGACGATTGGATTGCGATTACAGCGTTGGTCAGCTTGACCGGATTCTTATTCCGACTTTACCAATCGAACGAACAATTTCGCAACTCGGTTACGACTGTTTGGTCGCAAGTAACAAGCGTTATTAGCAGCGCAATAACGGCGTTGCAACCGGTGTTTGACGCGTTTAGCCAATACTTCGGACAGATTGCGGCTGAACTAGCGCCACAGTTTGCGGAAACAATGAACGTTATGGTTACGAGTCTTGCTACGTTAAAGCCGGCATTTGCGGATTTAGGCGCAGCTATCGCAGAGCTCGGACCAACCTTCGCGCAACTAGGTACGACGTTGTGAGCTTAGCAGGAACGCTCGGCGTAGCATTTTCGGACGCAGTCGTTCAGATTACGCCTTTAATCGGTGAATTGGCTGGTGCTTTTGCGCAGATGCTTCCGGGGATCATCAGCCTGGTTGGCGGACTAGTAAGCGTGTGGGCGCAAGTACAAGGTTCAATGCTGCAAATAATTACGTCAATCGTAACGGCAGTGCTCCGGTACTTGTTCAAGGGTTTACGTCACTACTGCCGATTATTCTGAACGTAGTCCAAGCGGTATTTTCCAGTAGCTTTGAGTCTTATTCAAGCAATTGCGCCGATAATTCAAATGATCGCGACTGAAGTGCTACCGATTCTATTAAGCGCAGTCCAGGCGATTTTCCCTGCAGTCCTGACAATCATACAGCAGCGTTACCGATTGTTGTTGTGATTATCAAATTACTTGCTACCGTAATCAAGATTAGTAACGAACGTCTTGCCACTAGTTCTCAAGGTATTCAAGCAGTTTTCCCTGTTGTTCTAGCGATTATCCAAGCGGCAGTCCCAGTTATCATTGCGATATTGAAGGGTGTAGCAATAATTATTCAAAACGTAGTCATTCCAGCGATTCGTTTTATACTTCAAGTCGTACAGATTGTTTTCCCGGTAATTGTAAAAGTCATTCAGGGCGCGCTTAATATAGTAACTAATGTCATCAAGCTTTTCTCTTCTCTATTAAAAGGAGACTGGCAAGGTGCTTGGAATGCTGTATTGGGAATCCTGAAGAGCGTTTGGTCGATTATCACATCAGTTATTAAAGGCGCGGTTAAATTAGTTTTACTAGTTGTTAAAACCGCATGGAATACAATAAAATCCGTTACTTCTACCGTATTTAATGCTATTAAGACGGTGTTAAAAACAATATGGAGTAGCATTGTTTCTACCGTGAAAAATCTAGCTGGGAAAGTTGCAAGTGGGGCGGTCAGTGCTTGGAATTCTCTGTGGGGCAATACGAAAAAAATATTTAATAAAATAAAGGATTTCGCCGTCAACACATTCAATAAAATGGTTTCGAACGCTAAAGCCCTTCCAGGAAAAATCGGCGATGGAATTAAAAACATGGCGGGCAAAGCCGTTAGCGGCGTTAAAGCCCTCGGAAATAAGATGATCGGCGGATTCGAAGGCATCGTAAACGGACTTACGCAAAAAGGTATCAATAAGGTTCTCGGACTAATCGGCGTTGATAAAAAGCACTACATTCCGAAATTAGAGATTCCTAGATACGCGAAAGGTACGTCAGCAGGCGGGCATCCAGGCGGTCCAGCGATTCTCGGCGATGGAGGCGGACCTGAATTATTCCGCACACCTTCCGGATTTACCGGCCTAAGTCCCGGCAGAGATACGCTATTTAATTTACCGAAAGGTACGCAAGTCCTTCCGCATAACATGACGAAAAAGCTTATCGCGCAAGGTATTCCGGCCTTTAAGAAAGGCACGAAGAAGAAAAACCTATTCGAAAAAGGAGTCGACGCAGTATCAGGCGCGAAAGACACCGTCGTTAATGTCGCGAAAGGTGCCGTCAACAAAGTCAAAGAATTCGCGTTTGACGTATGGGATTACGTTTCCGATCCGAAGAAACTAGTCTCTAAAGTCGTCGGCAGCCTCGGCCTAAAGCTTCCGGAAATCTCCGGCGTATTCGGCAACATGGCGAAAGGTGCTTACGAAAAGGTTAAGTCGTCAATGGTCGGTTTCGTTAAGAAGCAGATCGATGATTTTGGCGGCGGCTTCGGCAGCGGAGAAAAAGCGACCGGTAACGTTAAACAGTGGATTCGTAAAGCGATGGCGATTACGAAAGTTCCGAGCAATTGGTTCGGCCCATTAACGACTATCGCGATGAAGGAATCCGGAGGACGTACCGGCCCATCTACGATCAACAAGTGGGACATCAACTGGAAGCGCGGAACGCCCTCGATGGGGCTTATGCAGACGATAAGAACAACGTTCGATTCGCACAAGATGAAAGGCATGGGAGACATTATGAATCCGGTACACAACGCGGTGGCAGCCATCCGGTACATCATTTCGCGCTACGGAACGGTATTCAATACGCCAGGCATCAAGTCTATGCGCGCAGGCGGTCCGTACAAAGGTTACAAAATCGGTGACATCGTAACGCAGAAGCAGCTCGCTTGGGTTGCGGAAGAAGGACCGGAAGCGGTCATTCCGTTGCAGAACAACCGTCAACGTGCGATTCAGCTTTGGAAATCAACGGGCGATAAGCTCGGCGTTTCACACGAAGGCCAAAGCGTGGCTCTGACTGCGCAGCTTATTAGCTTGCTCGAAAAACAAAACGCGATTTCTAGCGAACAGCTAAACGCAACAAAAGCGCTTGGCGATAAAGACACGGCGGTTTACCTTGACGGCAAGGCGTTAGACATTCGCAGCGCACGCATTATGAACGCCAAGAAGTTTTCGAAGGGGGTTAGGTAATGTTCGATTTGTTAATAGATCAGGGAGACGGCGACCAATCGCTACGAAGCCTACTCCCTTTCGTTAGGCTTCAAAGCTTTACGCCGGAGCCTCCGAGCATCGGTAGAACTACGTTAGATTTAGCGAATAGGAACGGTCTTGTTCAGCGCCAACGACGAGTGAAGTACAAAGAGCGCAAAATCAAGGCCGTTTTTCTTTTATCCGCAAGATCGCCGGAGCATTTCTATCTATATCGGGATGCTCTTGCGAAGCTTTTCGTTCAGGATGTACCGTACTACATTACGCATACTTTCACGCCAGGCGTTCGCTGGAAGGTCGTATGCGATGACGTATTTGATCGCGAAAAGAATCGGGAGAAAAACTACAAAGAAATCGAACTCGAATTCATCGCGCTAGATGGACTATCGGAATCAAAGTATACGTCCGAAACGGCGCTAAACGTTGCCGGCGAGCACTTTTTTCCGGGCATGAACATTCCGGATCAGAACGACATTCCTTACCGGTTTAAGGACGTAGCGGATTTTAAAGTCTACAACGCGTCGGACGTTACGATTTATCCGACGGAGCACGACTATACGGTCGAGATGTATTTGGCCGGCACTAATATAACGATCGCCAATCGCACGACAGGCGAATCATTAACGATAAAGACAACGCTTAACTCAACGCAAAAAGTTGAAATTAGGCGACAATACGTATTTGTAAACGATTCGGCCGGGGTTAAAACCTCCGGTCGTTTTCCGTCTATGGCGCCCGGCTACAACAGTTTTTACGTACAGAATGCGAGCGCGATCGATATTCGATTCAAAACACGTTTCTACTATAAATAAAGGAGGGGCGGCCTATCAAACAACTATTCGTACAGTCGGTAGATACCGGAGAACAACAGGAAATTCTCGATATAGATGTAGCGCCGTCTCTCAAAGTAGGGACGGACGGCAAGAAGGAACTAAGCTTTACGATCGAGCTTACGTATGACAACCAACTCGCGTTTAATTTATTAACGGAAACTAACGTACTGATTGTCGACGAAAAAACATACGGTGCGCAGCGCTATTTCATTACGGACGTTGAAAAGGAGCAAGTCGACGAGTCTTTAACGAAGGTCATAACGGCTCATCATATGTATACGATGCGGCTCAATAACCATTTCGTCAACGAAGAACTATCTGGAACACTTTCGTTATCCAAGGCGCTAAGCCATGCGCTATCAGGCAGCGGCTTTAGATACGATATTTCAAGCGATGCGGCTAACGTTTCTTCCGTAGTCCAAGAAAACTTCGGGAATAAAAACGGAATCGAACTCATGGACGAAATTGTCGAAGACTACAAAGTCGAACTCGCAGTAGATAACGATATGATCTACGTATACAAACAGCTCGGCCAGGCGCGAAACTTTAGGCTCGATACGCGCTATAACATCCAAGGTATAACGATTAAAACTTCCTCGCAAAACATTACGACGCGGGCTTGGGGATTCGGTAAGAAAGACGAGAATACCGGCAAATATGCGTTTGAGCCGTTTCAGTACATCCACCCGGACGAGAACTACTTTTTACTCGACGGCCGACCTCGATATGCAGCTTCGATAGTTGACGATCGATATACGTCAAAGTCGAGCATGGAAGCGGCGCTAAAGGAAGTCGTTAATCCTTATCCGCAAATAACGATATCGGTCACGCCAATCGCGTTTTATGATCCGTTGCTGGATGGCCGCGAAGACGAATTTGATATCGGTGATTCAATCAACGTAATCGCGGATACACTTATCGCCGGAACTACGTACGAAGATACGGTCCGTATCGTTGAGATGACTTACAATCCGTTAGATCCCTACGATGCGCCAGAATTAACGCTGGCAAACGTAAGTAAGTCGGTGCTCGATATGCAAGTCGAAGAGATGCTGCGGATTCGTAATCAGGAAAATTATATTCAGGCGCGCACCAACGAAATACGGCGCGAGATCTCAAGCGATATGACGACCACAACGCAGGTTCTCGAAGCGGCCACTTACGTAGATTTTACGAAGCAATCGCCGGAGTTATATGCGCGGCTTAATTTAGCGCACTCGACGGTCCTGCAATCGTTCAACATTGACCGTGTAAACAATCAAATATACGCGACGCAAGTGTGGAACGGTGAAGGCAAAAATCCGAACATGGAATCGTTTGTGATTACGCGAATGGATCTATCCGGCAAGATGCTCGATTATATGGTCTGTCTCGAAGGCGGTCACGGAACGAATATCGGTCTCGATTGGTCGGCATCCGAAGGCAAAATGTACATCTGGAGCCATTATTATACGTCGGATGTAGAACGAACGCATACAATCGCCCGTTTTCCGTATCAGCCCGGCGCATCCATTCGATACAACGATCCGAGTATTCAGCGGACCAAAAACCTCGGCGGCGAAGAATACACAGTCGTTTCGCTAGACATCGAACACAATCTACTATTCTTCCGTCGCGAAAACAAAGTCGTCGCGCAAGATCTAGAAAGCGCTAGAAAAGACGTTCTAAAAACGGTAGACGAAATGACGGTTGATCTCCCGTCGGGCACGATCTTTCAGGGCGCGTATATGGACTATCCGTATGTCTATTGGTATACGGGCGACGCAAACGAAGCGACCGAACCGAACATGCTTCGCGTCTATGATATTCGCGGCAACACAACGATTTACGAAAAGCGGATTATCTTCGCGAAGAATACGGCGATTAGTTGGGAGGACGGCTTCCGAGAGCCGGAGGGCGTTCACGTTTATGTCGATCCAAATACGAAAACTCGAACGGTTATGACGGGTTATGCGACAGGGGCAGTCGGTAAACGTATCGCGAAAATTTACGCATATCGGGAACCGGCCGAGAAGCTAAATACGAGCGCCAGCTTTAACACGGATCTTTACGCAAACGATGACGCAACAAAGAAACTGCGGGCGGTCACTCAAACGCTAATTCTCGAATATTCCGGCACGGCTTGGGCGGTTTCTAATGCGGCTAGATACGTAGCGACGCAGCAAAATCTCGTAACCAGCGTAGTAATTAGCGGAAACGATCTGAAGGTCACGCTTAACGAAAATTACTACAGTCTGTTACATGCGCAAGTAGAAACGGACATCAACTTGAAAGCGGCGAATGTGCTCGTGGGTACCGATTTAAATCCGGGCGGCGATACGAGCAATATTTTAACGTTAGGTTTTGCGCGTAACGGAGCACGGATAGCTCCGAACAGTACGTACGTTACGGTCGGCTCGAAAATATCCGTATTACTAATGACGGCCAATCCGTCAGATTAACGCAAAGGAGGACGATCATGGCGATTAAATTAATAAAAACGTATTCTCCGAACGAGAACGCAACGCGCCTTAAGCAGCAAGAGCAAGACGCACAAACTATCGAGGATGCGTTAAATAAGCAAAGCAGCGATTTAGATACGCACGAAAACGCGAAAATCGCGCACTCTGCATCGCAAATAAGTTACGAAGGTACTAACGTAGATACGGCGATAACCGCCTTAAACAAATACGTAGATAACCTTGTAATTGAAGCGAGTAAGGGCGATAGTAATGCGGAGGTTGTTGCGGCTCGGACCAATTACGATGGTACGACGGATACTTCGCTTAAAAATCGTTTGGATAGATACGCGCAAAAAACAGATAACGGACAGTTATTTCCATTAACGACGAGCGCAGGTTTGGCGAAAAGGCAGATTACATCAGGCGACTTAAACGATGTAACCGATGCAGGAGTTTATTATTGCGATTTTAGCAGCGCTGGAACATGGAGTATTTTAAATTCGCCTATTCAAGTACCAGGATTCTTAGAGGTCATCCCCTTCCCGTGGTCTAACTCAGGCGCATTACAACGTTATACGCCATATAGGGGGAGCATAACTACTCAGACTCAAGTTACTTATTTCAGAAATTACGGAGTAGGGAGTAAAGCGTGGGGTATGTGGGCAGCTACCGCGGATAAAACCCAAACTGATGCGGCAATTTCGGCTATTACATCTCAAAAAGTAAACGTAAGTACTGCAAGTATATCGGATGCTACATCTAGCGGAAACGATTATCCCATAGGATCGACTATTCAACAAATAACATCAGGAACAGCGACAGGCTTTCCGTACAACTATGGTATTTTACACACAATAAAGTACAGCAATACACGGATGTCTCAGCAATTTTATTCAACAGGCGGAGACATAAACTCGCAAGGTTCGTGGGGGCGTTACTGGCATACAAACACAGGATGGACTCAGTGGTATTCTCTGTATGGTAATAATTCGTGGTGCAATGTTTCAGTTACAAACGAACAAACACTGACACAAAGTTTCACTCAAAAAGTAAAGTTTGATCGCGTCATTTCCGACTCCCACTTGCAATTCAATACGGCTAATAACAGATTTATTGCGAAGGTACGTGGAATGTATATGGTCGGTGCCGGTTTATATATAAATCGAAAAAAACAATACAACAACGTTGAACTTAATTTATATAGGAATGGTACGCGGTTTAAGGTAATTCACCAAAATAGGCAAGATCCTAATAACACTGCAGCAGATGAATTTAACCAAGGTCATTACGCAAGCGGTGTTACTGTTCCGTTAGAAGTCGGAGATTATTTAGAACTATTTATCTTCGTCGGCGCCGGCCAGGATTTAACGATTACGGCAAACTCCGGATGGTATAACTATTTCGATATCTACCGCATCGGCGACATTCCGATGGGGATTTAAGGAGGTTTTACGATGAATATCGGATTAGCAATGTTAGTACTTTTTCCTGACGCCGTCCCGAATCGTGATTATGTCGTAATGGCAGATGGTGATCAACAATGGATAGATGAAAACCAATGGTATCTAAACGCGCCGATTCCGTCTGCGGCCGAATTAGAAGCGGCTTATCAGAAGTACCTCGAACAGCCGACGATTGATTCCGGAACATCCGTCGAGGAACTACAGGAAGGCCTTACAACGACGCAGCAGGCGAATTCGGTATTAATCAAGCAACTAAACGAAGCAACCGAAGCAGTCAAAAAAGCAAAAGAAGACGCCGAAACAGCACATCAGATTATCGCAGAACTTATCGTGTTAACAACGGAGAAAGGGGTCTTGTAAATTGGAGGAGAATACGTTCTTGTATAACGCTATCAAGCTTTATTACGCGAAAGGTTACTACGATAAGCAACAGGTCGCACGTTTCGTCGAGCTCGGTAAAATTTCTCGCGAACAATATGCCGCAATTACTGGCGAAGTTTATTCCGGCACAGTACCTGCGGAACCTACGCCTGAAGATCCGCCAACTGAAACACCGCCATCAACCGAGGAGCCGACGAATGACGGCACTGACGGTGGCGATACGGAACCTCCCAGCGAAGGGCCTTCTGGGGCGACTGACGGATCTACTGGGACTGAGTAAATAACGGAAAGGAGGCGCCACAATGTCGGAGCCGACTAACACCGAATTCCGGGAAAAGATAGCGGATATTCGCGAGTGGCTTGTTCGGATAGACACCAAGGTCGATTACTTTAACGAAGTCAAGTTAAGAGCCGATCAGGCTTATGAAAAGGCAGATCAAGCGGAAGAGAAAGCGGAAAAAGCGTTAGCAATGTCGATAGAGAATCAATCCAGTATTACGGATATGAAAGCAAATACGAAATGGGTTTGGGGTGTGATGATAGGTGTCGCAGGATTAGCGATATCTGGAATCGCGCTATTTTTATAACCAAATAAACGTAGTACGCCCGTCAGGTGAGAGTCCCGGCGGGCTTTTTTAATTTCGAAAGGAGACGATAAAATGGCGATTTCAGTACGTAAGAATCTCGTCGCATCAAGTAAGTATCCCGTTAAGTGTCCGTATTCAATGGATGCGAAGTATATTACGTTCCATAATACGGCTAATGACGCTTCAGCGGACGCAGAGATTCGGTACATGATCGGAAACAACAACGAAGTGTCATATCATTTCGCGGTGGACGATAAGGAGGTCGTACAAGGCATTCCGACAGATCGAAACGCGTGGCATACCGGAGATGGTAACGGATCAGATTCCGGAAACCGTACGTCTATCGGCGTAGAGGTTTGCTATTCGAAGTCAGGCGGCACTAAGTACAAAGCGGCCGAGAAACTGGCGATTAAATTTATCGCGCAACTATTGAAAGAGCGTGGCTGGGGCGTTGACCGCGTTCGTAAGCACCAAGACTGGTCCGGTAAATATTGTCCGCACCGTGTTCTCGCCGAGGATCGTTGGGAAGAAGTAAAAGCGGATATTGCGGCGGAACTTAAAGCACTCGGCGGTAAATCAACGTCATCTTCGTCTACGAAGAAATCTGCGCCTAAAGCTTCCGGATCTACTTATACCGTCAAGAAAGGCGACACACTTTCCGAAATTTCGGAGAAAACAGACGTAAGTGTGGCGAAGCTTCAATCGTACAACGGTATCAAGAACGCGAATAAAATTACGGTTGGTCAAGTGCTCAAGCTTAAAGGCGGTTCAACGTCGACCTCTAAAGGAAAGAAATACGTTTACCTTCCGGCTTCGGCTGATTCTTGGCGTATCTATCCGACTAACAAAGCACCGGTTAAAGGAAATGAATGCGGCTACTTGCGTCCTAAGAAATTCGGCGGCCTTAAATACGAAGTCCTTGCGAACCCTCAAACGGACGTCTATACGATCAAAACGGATCAGTTCGGAAAAGTAAATATCTACGCTGCGAAATCAACTGGCGCAATAGTAAAATAACGAAAGGGAGACGATATTATGCAAGACGTTTTAATTTTCGCGACTGTACTGGCGCCAATCCTAACGGCGCTTGTTCAACTCGTTAAGAAAACGGTTAAGCTTCCGACTAATGTAATCCCGGCGTTAAGTTTCGTGATTGGCATTGGACTTGGTGCGGTTGCTTATCCTTTTACTGACCTCGACTTGGTGTTGCGGTTATGGGCCGGTGGCTTTGCGGGATTAGCTGCGACAGGTCTTTTTGAACTCGGAGCCAAACGCGAAGGTACAACGAAATAACGAAACCTTTAGCGAGTGCTTACGTATGATAACGTAGGTGCTCGCGTACATAAAAACTCATTGCGGATAAGTTTGGCGCCGTAGTATAATTTTACTAACTCACTAACTCATATAAAGGACGGGTGGATTAACGTGGAATATAAAACGGTAACTGTAAGTAAGCAGCGATTTGGCGCTAGTCGAATAGTATGTTTGGTAATCGGTATCCTACTCGTTTTGGTCGGATTTCTCTTAAGCCTGACTATAATCGGAATAATTGCGGGCGGCATGCTTATCATCTTCAGTTTACCGTTTTTTGCAGTCGCTAAAGGCGGCGCCAAGTTCACGTGTCCTAACTGCGGTTATAAACACAACGGAGTAGCTTCCGGCAACGTAAACGCAACCTGTCGGCGCTGTAAACAAAATATCGCTGTAGATTGGCTCGACCACCCGGATAAAATCGAATAATTGAAACCAGCCCCGTCCTTAACCGGATGGGGCGTTTTTTATGTTTATGATATCCGCAAACCTCACGAAATTTGTATCGCCTTTGGCGTCCTTCACACGAAACTCCTTCCGTATGTGGTCAACGTAATGTACTGCGCCAATTACCTCGCGTATGTATCCATCGTCGTAAACCTCGAATGCAAGCGGCGCTCCGAACTCCATCGATTCAGCGACCGTCATTTCCATATCCTCGATCTGCTGCACATCCAGCTGCGGCTTTTCAACTTTCCGTTTCTCTTCGGCTTGTCGCGCTAGGCCGGCTCTGTGCTCCGGTAAAATAATGCGCATCGCCCACCGTTTATCCTCGATCTCCATGGCGAACACCTCCGCATTTATTATATGCGAATGTGTGTTCGATTATCAACAGTCAAAATAATCCTCTCGATCGACTTCGTACCCCAGCGACCTTAAAGCGCGCTGTACTTTAACCCACGTTGAAATACGCGGCGCATAATCGCGATCATTACACATGCTCGTCATTGTGCCGTGACCTATGCCGGCCTTCTGGCGAACTTCCTCCTGCGCGATTCCTTCTCGATCTAAAAAGCGGCCGAATCGGCTGCGTCGTTTACCTAGTCCAAACATCGGACAACACCTCCTAAAATCAGCGTGTCCAAAAAATCGGAAAGTTAAACGTGGGCAAAAAACTGTGATATTGGACGATCCGTAGCGCGTAACGTTTATTAAACGGCAACTACACGGCAGCTAAACGGTAGGGTGCGGGTAGGTTCGGTAGAGTTGCGAAAAGGTTACCGCACTTAGCGACGACTTCCGTAACGGTTATTAACATGTTAACCTACCGCACTTTATCGCGCGTAACGCCCATAACGAAGCCGTTTACGAAATTTGTTAAGGAGTGAGAGAGATGAGTGAAGCGAGACGAAAGAACGACAGGGCGGGGCTCACACGGGCGTTTTCGTTCGTGCCAGGCGGATTCACAGCGGCAGGATTTTTCGATATGTCTCCGGAGGTAGTCGGCTTGTACGCGTTAGTGGGCGGCGCGGGCTTGGTCTGCATCGGAGCGGCTTGGCTAGAAGGGCGCTTGTTCGGTGGCAAATTTGCGTATATTGGAGACGCAGTAAACGGGCTTCTTCGGTTCGTCCTGCCGGCGGGGTATGCCGTGTTGCTACTGCGTTTTTTAAACGCGATATGAAACGGTTTTTGCGCAATCTTCACGCCAAGCAGACGCTAAAGTACGCCTTTGATGCCGCCGGCCTGTACGCAGCCAAACGCTTGTCTAACGGAAAAGATGCGCGCCGATATCCAAAAATTCATGATGTTGATATTAACGAAGAGAGAACGCGATATGTATTTACGTTGCTAAACGGAATGGACCCGAAAGAAATCGCGAAAAAGGAATTTGTGTTCCGGCAAGTATTCGGACGCAATGTTGAGCTAAGCGGCGATCTAAAACGCTATGTATTAACGGTTTATAGCGCCGAAATGCCGGCCATATTGCGCTATGACTTTGCGGAAATCCAGCCGGTTATAGAGCGCCACAAGCTCGGCATTATCGCGGGCAAGGATCGTCATGGCAGATACGTTAGCTTCGATTTATTGACGCAGCCTCATATTCTTATTGCGGGCGAAACAGGAAGCGGAAAGTCGACGCAGCTGCGGTCGATCCTGACGACGCTGATAAAACAGAACCGACCCGACCGGCTGCAGTTATACCTCGTGGACTGTAAGAAATCGGAGTTCCACGTATTCCGAAAAGTCGAACACGTACAGTGCGTTTTAACGAGCGCGGAAGATATACGAAGAATGTTACGAAGTATAAAACGCGAGTTAGATGAGCGCAGTAACCTTACGGAGCAGTTCGAAATAAGCCATATCGATGAGCTCCCGGATGACCGTAAACGACCGTATATAGTCGTCTGTATTGACGAGTTTCTTCTATTAAGAAAAGACGCCGAGATCATGGACGTATTAGCGGAGCTCGTCGCGATAGGCCGTACGCTTGGAGTATTCGCGATTCTTTCAATGCAGCGACCGAACGCCAAGACGCTTGATACAACTATTCGCGCAAATCTAACCGTAAGCATGGGCTTTAAGCTTCGTGATATAACGGAGGCCCGAATCGTCAATACGCCAGGCGCCGAGAAACTAGACGTAAGTGGGCGGTTTATAATGGCGGCCGACAAAACCTACGAACTACAGGCGCCGTATCTCGAAATGAACGAGGCGAAGGCGCTGCTGAATCCGTACTGTGTAATGAAGTCACCGACCAAAGACGTAACGCCACCGGCAGCCGAGCCGGAAATCTTAACGGAAAAGGACGTGTTTATCGATGGCCCTTACTAACCGAGATAAAGCGATCATTGCGGACCTTAATAAATTTCGCGTAATGGATCGCGATACGATTGCCGAATTACATTTCGGAAATTTGCGCAGACCAAAATACGCAGCCAATAACGTTCTGCTGCGGTTGCTTAGGGACGGACATATTCAGCGATCTACGACGCGCCAGCCTTACGTTTACTTTGGCGGCGAAACGACGATGAAAAAGAACAGCGCCAAGATCGATCATTTTCTTGCGATAGGTAACGTTTATAAAGAGATGCGAGGGCAGGCGTTGGAGTCGTTCTTGGTGGAGCCTAAGTACGGCGATAAAGGTACGGTCGAGCCGGATATATTTGCGCTATACCGGCGGACGCCTTTCTTTATCGAGGTGCAGCGGTCGGTTTATTCGGAAAAACAGATGCGCGAAAAGTTAGACCGGTACGAAGCGTTTTTCCAGTCGGGTATTATCGCACTGGAACCGTGGCAGAATCCCGAACGGATTATGTTTCCGCACGTATTGATTCTGTCGGATACGCGATACGGATTGCCTTCGTTTCCATTTAAGGTATTCCAGGCGCCGACCTTTACTGCGTTTATTCAGTCGATAACAAAGCCGAAAGAAAAGACGCCCGCGAATTAATCGTGGGCTTAATCGTTTAGATCATCTCATCTAAATCAGACGGAGCCTCATTTTCTATCTTGCGAATAAGGTCGTTAAGTTTTTCTCTAAGTTGTTTCCCGATAGTAGAATACGATGGATACCCGCCTTGACCTCGTATCTCATATATGTAGCCTTTTTCAATCTGTGTAATGACGTGTTGGATTTCAAGAAGTTCGTGCGAGTAAGCTTCTTTAATAGTCGGTTTCTTCCCCATATATTTCACCTCCCTTCAATTAATCGCGTAGCTCAAACAATTCGTTCATATCCGTAATGCCAAGAACTTTCGCAATACGTCCGATATGCTCACGATTATAAGTTGTGCGCTGATGGTTGCAGATTTCGCTGATAACGTTCGGTCTAAGCTGCGTTTCTTCTGCGAGCTTCTTTCGGGTCCATCCGCGGGCTTCTAATATCTCGTCCAATTTAACGTAGAGTTCCAATCGAATCGCCTCCGTTTTCTGATACGTTAATTATAACGAAATATCGCTATCGTGTAAATAAAAATATTGACATACCGTTATAACAATATCTATAATCAAAATAACGACATAACGATATGGGGGTAGCGATATGCATTACTTAGCGGAACATCAAACGTTTGACTCGACGGCTCAACTTAACGAAGCTGTTTACGAACATATCAAGCGCAATACATATGAGCTTAACGATACGGATCGCCAAGCGCTCAAGATGATCGCACGTTACGCGGTAAAGTTTAGCGGGGCGGCGCACCTTAAAGCGGAAACGTTGGCGGGCCTAATCGAGAAATCCGTTAAGACGGCGAGACGAGCGCTGAATAAATTAGCGGGGCTCGGCATCGTAAAGAAGGTCGCTACGACGCGGAAGATTAACGGAGGTAAAGGTGCGAACATTATCGTGATCCTGCCGGTTGGAAGCTGCGAAGAAAACCCGAAGGACACGCTTTTGTCCGAGGATGACCAGTCGACAATGTCCAATCGCGGACAAGCCGAGAAGCCTACAGCACCAACGGATGAGGCGCCGAAAACGAAAAACGAACCATCGGATTTAATTAAGCGTTCTAAAAACCAGAATAACGTATTAGATACGGCGGTAATACCGGCTGAAGCGTTAAAAGGCGCGCTGCCTAACGAAATCTATAACGCAATGGCTCGCTACTTTGACGCCGAAAAGATTTATAAATACTACGGAATTCTTTTGCGCGCTAAGGCAAGCGTAGACAGAACGATCAGACTCGAAGAACATGCGGAACCTTTCGTTGAAGCGTGGCACGCAACGATTATGAAAGCGAAATCGCACGAAATTAGACGTTTCGACGACTACCTATACGCTGGGTTTAGGAAGGCGGCTTGGACGGTTAAGGCGCGCTTAAATCGTGGCGGATCGCTTATGGAACGTTTCAGAAAGGCGTTTGAATCTGCGGAGTGACCTACGTTTGACATAGCGAGTTTCTTCTATTAATATTTGCGCTTGACTATTTCGCCTACTATTCGTAATAATAGAGAACGTAGGCACCATTCGATCGTGAACGTAAGACTAGCGTTTGTACGTCGGACCTTGAAAGCCGATTGAATCAACGTTTTGACATACCGAAGACATAACGAAAGGCCTTCTAAGCCGTCGGTCGGGAGTTCGAATCTCTCCTGGGACGTACCCATCATGACCCGTTATGGATTGCGGATTGTCTACGTTGAATCAACGATGACATATTCGCTGACATAGCGGGTTTTTTCGTTGTACGTAGGACTTACGCTGTCATGTACGTAGGATCAAATGGCGCCCGACCGAACGATTAAGGAGGCGCAATAGACGTGGCACGAAAATTTATTACGGAAAGACGTCCGACGGCTAGTCGAGGAGTCCAACGGTCTCCGGAAGACCGACGTACGCTCGTTGACGTTAAATATTCGCTAGAAGAGGCGTTGGAAATATTCGTACAAGCAAAAGAAGCGGAAGGACTCCGGCCTCGAACGATTAAAGATTACCGGCAGCACATTTCGTATTTGCGCGAATTTTTATCGGAGGAATGCCCGGAAGTTATCGAGGACATTAACGCTTTAACAGCGCAAATTATTCGCGCATATATTAACTACCTGCGGAAAGACAGGCGTCCGTATGAAGGCGCAGAACACCGAAAAGTAGTAGAGCGTGAAGGATTGTCCGTCAATACGATTAATATGCGATTGCGAACGCTAAAGACGATGTGCCGTTTTTGGTATGCGGAAGGTATTACCGGAAAAAACGCGATGGAATCCGTTAAGCCTGTTCGCGATGATCAGCAAAAAGAAGTTCGCGGACTGACAGATGAAGAGATCGGTAAGATTTTCAACGCGCTTGATGACCGGCAATTTGCGGAATGGCGCGACAAGGTTTTAATGTACTTAATGTTAGATACAGGGCTCAGGCCAGAAGAAGCCGTTTCGGTCCACATTTCGCAATTTGATTTCCGTAGTATGTCCGTATTGGTTCCGTCACAGATTGCGAAAAATCGGAAAGAACGCGAGATTCCTATTTCGCGAGAAGTCGGCAGAATGGTCCGGGAACTTTACGAAGAGATACGCCAATATTTCGGAGAGCCCGATCAAGTATTTATGAATGCGTATGGAGATCCGTTCACTGCTGATGCGTTTAGGAAACGGTTGAATCGTATGAAAGTCCGCCTTAAATTAGACGAGTTGCATCCGCACATGTTCCGGCATACCTTCGCAAGAAACTATCTATTAAATGGTGGCGATATATTTACGCTACAGAAAATCCTCGACCACGCCGATATTAAAACAACGCGCAAATACGTTCAGATGAGTAACGCTGACGTGAAGGCGCAGCATAATAAATACTCACCAATACGAAAATTTTTACGTCGCTGATTAAGTTCAGCGGCTTTTTTTCGTCCATTTTTGCGCGGTATTTATTTGGCGTGCATATTATCGGTTGTAAAAAGTTTTAATTCGAATGTCGCAAAATTGACGGTGGCCTACCCGTTATAAAAGTGTAGGGCGAAATGAACGGAGGTGGTCGGATGGGCAACGCAATAAGTAAACGAAACTTTTACGGATACGCAGCCGAGAATATCGTTCGAGCAGATTTAGCGAAGAAAGAGATCGTTAGCCTAAGTCCGGATATTCCGTGGACACATTACGATCTGGTTGCGGACATTAACGGATCATTCGTAAAAATACAGGTTAAGACGAAGATGGAGCACGACGGGTACCGTATGATTATCGATAACAGAAAATCAAACGGAGTCAGCCGGCCGTATACGAAAAGTGACTACGACATTCTAGCGATCGTTGATTTAGAGAGCCGGGGAGTTGCGTATCTACCTTACGAAGTATGGCAAGGTCGTTCGCAAATTTCGATCATGCTTCGAGAGGTAGTTGATACGAACGGTTATGGCCAAGGAAAACAACCGTTATACTTTTCGGATTACACAAATTTTCCGGAAGTTACAACGAAAGAGATTGCGGGGTGATTACGAATGACAAACGAACATCAACGGCTCGTATCCGTCGAATCTCAATCGGAATATAACATAACGTCAGGCAAGTCCGAAACGCGTATCTTCGTTAAGATGTACGTCGATGCCGTTAAGAAAGGGCTTATCGCGGACATCGGAGCGGAGCGCTGGCAGACACTTTGCGTACTGTCTTCGTTCATGAACGCTAACGGCGAATGTTATCCGACGCAGGACCAGATAGCCGGCGCGCTAAACCTCAGCCGAGAATCAGCAAACAGACGCATCAAGGCGCTGTGTGATTATCGTTGGCAGGGGCGTCCGTTAGTCGTTAAGCAACCTATAACCATCCGGTATAAACAGAAAACAAATAAGTACTCTCTCAGGGCTAATCAACTAATCTCTCCACCAAACAAAAGAGAAGATTCTAAATTACTAATCTTTAAGGAGATATCAGAAGAGGAGAAGATCCGTAACAGAAACATCGCAGGATATACGACTTTCATTAAACAAGTGAAGAAGCGTGATAAGTACGTCTGTGTTAAGTGTGGCTGCCCTGATAATCTGCATGTCCACCATATTGAATCGTACACGAATAATCCAGAAGGTAGAACAGATATAGATAATGGTGCTACATTCTGCGAAAAATGCCACCGTCGTTATCATGCAATCTTCGGAAAGGATAACGCAAACAAATGGGACTTCGAAAAGTTTATGAAAGGGGTATGAGATATGACAAACGCCAAGCGTCCGATCGACTTTCACGACCACAGATTCGTACGTGTTACGAAGTCGGTTATCGCAGACGAAACGTATTTAGATAAGCCGGTACAGAAACTCGTATACGCCGTACTTTGTTTCCACGCAGACAATACGAGTAAGAAGTCGCACCCAAGCGTTCAGACTATCGCGGATAAATGCCGATGCTCAACGAATACGGTTCGGGCAGCATTGCGTAGACTTAAGGAACTCGAACTCATTGACGTCAAAGAACGCAAGAATGGAAACGGGCAAACTTCGAATGAATATACGTTATGGGAGCCTCCGGATTGGTTCGTGGCGGGCGGCACTTCAAAAAACGATAATAGCCCCCTGCAAGATGTGAAGTAAGGTACTTCACAGTTTGAAGACGAACTAAACTCATTTAACTAGACTTATTTAACTAAACTAATAATAGCGCTCAATTAAAAACCTTTCGCGCAGATATTTATTAATTAAAAGAATTTTATCGCGATAAAGAACATCTGCAAGAGGGAGCGAAAGCGAACGATTGCTAGGTCTTAATAATAAATGGAAGGATGAGAAGGGTGTTTAATGAATTGGAATTAATCCTTATACTCGACGGCTTAAATAAACTGGATACGAAAGATTCAATTAGTATCGAAGGCGAATATAGCGGAACTGTATTCGACCTCAAAGAAAAGGTATTGCGACTAATTAACGAAAGGAGTAACGATAACCATGACGATTAACATTCCGGTATCACCCGATTACCAACTCACGTCAGACGAACGCAATATCATCGTAAAGGAGCGCTACTTCAGCGACCCGACGAAAGCGCCGAACTGGGCGAAGCGCCTCGCCGAAAATCCGGACGCCAATCCAACGCCGCAGGAAAAGTGGCGCGAGGTGGCGTATCACTCGACGGTCGAACGTGCGCTGCTGGACGTAATGAATCGCCGACTGCGGTCTTCGAATGCGCAATCGCTGGCGGAATTAGCACGATTAATACGGGAATTTCGCGGCGAATTAGCGGCGTTACTGACGGTCGAGGGTATTCGGTAGGGTAGACGATAAAACGGCGGAGAGGCGGCGAAAACATGGATAAATACGGAAACGCTACGGATCAGCTTAGAGCTGACGTAAGGGCGATGCGAGAAATGGCCGATTCGGGATTCGACATAAGTAAGGAAATTAGTGAGGTGCGCGAATTAGCGAAGGAGAAGGTAGCCGCGTTTAAAGACTTCCGTGAAAAGGTCGAAAAGGTTGTCGAGTATAATCAAAACTTACGTTGTGCTGTGGCGGATTTGATTGGCGAGAATGAGCGGTTGAGGGAAATAATATCGAGCTGCAGATGCGCTGATTGTGGCGACGAATTAGGGAGGGACTGGTCGGTTAATAACGGAGTAGCATTTTGTAATTACTGCGCAGGTGGTGACGAAGATGACAACGTATGAATCAAAGCCTGTCGCCAAGTGGAATACGCGCGATTTCCAGGCGTACCTCAAAGCGGAGCACGAACGGCTCTACGGCGTCCCGTACGTACCTTTTCGCGGCTACCAAGCCGAAGCGGGAATGCTCGGACGATGGGTCGGCACTAAACGTAAGCCGGGCGCGTATGGTCCGGAACTAACGAAACGCTTTATCGATCTGTGCTTCGCGGAATATAAACCGTCGCTTGAATATCCGGGCTTGAGCTTCGGATTTATGCAGACGTTCATGGGACGAAATTTACAGCGGGCGGCGAGCGGTCTGGCAGCCGAACAGCAAAGAGCCGAGCGCAATGAAGGCGTAGATAATACGTGGTTTTAACGAAAACAAATACGAGGAGGCTGACGGAATGGAAAACGTAAATCAAACGGTAATCAATAATGCGAATACGGTATTTGAAAAGAAGGACGATAAATATTTCGGTTATAAATCTCGTTTTGGAGATATCGTTATTGGCGGAGCATATTCTTATAGATTCGTAGTTCACTATGCAAAAACGAATCAAGACGTTGTTATTATACCTGGCGATGTAAATACGGTAACGACTCCGGTTTGTACGACGCTAGAGGAACGTTTATGGAAGCCCGGTGCGCAAGCAAAAGCCTGCCGTGATGAGATCGTTGAGCAGGCGAAGGCGGACGCTGAGGAATTGGCGAATAAATACGGTTACTACTACGCTTATGGACGGAATACAAAAGCAGAATTTATCGTAAATTGCGAGAAAAGAACCGTAGTCACAATTTTACGGTGGATTGCGGATGGTCAAATCGTAGCAAAAGGAATCGCCAAAACCGCACCGTCCGACTGTTTCAACGTTCATATCGGTAAAGCAATCGCGCTAAGACGTGCGCTAGGCTTGGCTGTGCCGGACGAATACTTGAACGCGCCACAGCCGACAGAGGTTCGTGTGGGTGACGTTGTTCGTGGAAAGTACAAGGAGGTTTACTGCCGGCATAGGAACAGATGGAAAGGTGGCAGTTATGATGTAACGATAAAAGAAATTTCGGAGGATAGATACCATTATGTTGAGGGCGGTTACGACTTTATCAACAGCGCTGACCTAACGATTATCGACGACTCACGCGAAGAGGTTGGCGAATGAACGTGAAATATACGATGAGTCAGGAGGAGATCGTCGAAGCAATGGTCCTGTGGCTTGAACTTAAGGGCTATAAGGCTACAAACGGAAAGTTCGTATGCAGCCCATGGAATAGGGAAGTAAAAGCGGAGTTTATTCTGCGTAAGAGATAACGAAAGGAGGTCCGCGAATATGACTAACGAAAATAATTGCGTACTTGCTAACGGATGTAAAGCGGCGGGATCCAGCGCCTGCACGCAACACTGTCCGTATTTCATCGCAATGCACGGCGTCAGCGGTAACGGCGGACGGTCGGCGGCGGCAGGGCTTCCGCGTGAGTACCGGCTGGTGACGCTTAAGAATTCGCCGGCGCGCGGCGCCATTTATATAAAGGAACGGAAGCCGTCCGTTATAAAGGAAAGCGTAACGACTATGGCGGAAGCTTACGTAAAGTCTTTCGAGCGGCAATTCGATCAGCAAGACGGGATGATAGCGCCATCAGAACGGATTAAATCACTCTATCTTTATAGTCCGAAAAAAGGCAACGGGAAAACAACGACTGCATCCGCATTGTTGAACGAATGGATTCGCGTTCATTATAGCGGATCGTTAAGACGCGGAATTGAGCCGTTGCAACGACCGGCTTATTTTCTAGATGTACACGATTGGCAGACCGATTATAATACGTTCACACGAAACGGAGCTCCGAAGGATATCGCGGAAAAAGCAGCCGCACGTTATTACCGTTCCTTAGAGATAGCGCAGAAAGTTCCGTTTGTAGTGTTAGACGATATAGGTGTGCGAGACTGTACGCAAGCATTTCGCGGTGATCTACACAGTCTGGTAAACGCGAGGGTTACGAACCAATTGCCGACAGTCTATACGAGTAATATTGGGCTTGATGAACTCCCTAATTTATTCGGAGAGGAGCGCCTTGCAAACCGTATTGGCGACCTGTGCCGCGAGATTGAATTCGTAGGTGAATCGAAAAGGGGGATGCGTAGATGAAACCGAAATTCGCTATCGGAGATATTGTCGCAGTAGACGGATACAAAGATCGGATTTTCTACGTTGATTGCTGGCGCGAAGTAACGCAGCACGAAGAATACGGCGCCTTTGATTACGTCGAGTATGACCTTACCGACGCGATTAACGGCGAATGGCTCGAAGCCGATAGCGATGACCTGCGTTTGGTCTGTCGGAAGGCGGCGTCGGAAGATTTCTTGATGACGTATGACATGACGAACTATCCGGAGCCGACAAACACGTCGTTTCACTTTACGGAAATCAACTTCGCGAAAGAGGAGGCGGTTGGGATGGCGAAAGAACCGAAAGAAACGCCGAAGACGGCGCGGGCGGCAAGTGCGCAAGAGGTGGCGAAACGCAAACGGGAGACTGACGAACTTCTCGATAAATATATCGACCTAATGACGTTATATGAATTAATCGGAGATGAGGATTATAAAACGTATGCTGACGCTGTGATGACGAAATTGAAACGGGAGGCGGGCGAATAATGGGAGTCGAATTTTATGCGTGTGATTGTTGCGGAGATAGCAGATACGAGGAATACGTTGATCATTGCGGTTCTTGTGGGCACACTCTCGGCACTTGCTGCGTTGTGAATGACTATATCGGATCGAGCTACGCTTATGACTACGGAGTAAGATATGACGGTTCCGAAGATCAAATTGAAGAGTACGAAATCGATCCGGAAGACTACGAGATAGACGATATAATTGAAGATTCCGGCATTGATCCGAAGTTTTGTCCGTTTTGCTCTGGCGAAGTAGTAGCGAAGGAAGATTTATTCGATTACCTGGTAAAGAAATACGAATTAACCTTCGACGAGGTAAAAGCGGAATACCTTGCGCAAAAAGGAGTTGATCGCGGTTGAACTACGGGACTTTACTAATATCGAAAGCCATCGAAGCGAACGATCCGAACGCTCTATTGCGTTTTAACATCGCCGAAAACGACCTACCAACGCAAGGCGAACGCAAAGCCTTCCGGTATGTCATGCAATACGCCGAGCAGCACCGAGGCCAAGCGCCGACTGCCGAAATGGTTACGAATGAAGTGCCGGACTTCCAGCCGGACTTTAATATCGAAGCCAGCTGGGATTACCTCGCGAAAAACCTTAAGGAACAGGCGGCAGAACGCCAATTTATCGAGCTTGTTAGCGGTCGGATCGATCCGGAAACTGGACGCCAAGTGCAAGAACCGCAACTCGAAAAGCGATTTATTGAGGCGCAAAAAAGCGGCGATATGGGAAGTTTCTTCGAGTGGTTGACGGAGCAGGCCGAAAGTCTTAAAATGAGAACAAACGTTCGAAATTCGGTAGGGACGGACATCAAGCGCGACATCGATAAATTCAAAGCCGAATACGAAAACCGCAAGGCCGGCGAGTCTTTCCGGATCTGGCGCAGCAAGTTCGATTTTATTAATCGGGCTATGGGCGGCTATGTTTCGTCCAACGTCTACGTTATTTACGGAAAGTCGGGGCGTGGTAAATCGGCCATTGCGTTAGAGGAAGTCGTTAACTGCGCAATGCAGGGGGCGAACGTTCTGATATGGTCGATGGAAATGGGATGGTACGAAGTGTTAGTGCGCCTATACGTTTCAATTTCCGGAAGCCTGGGCGTTACGACTGCGACTCTTAATGGCGTCAATATGGAGGCCGGCTTTAATTCGCGCGATGTTCGCCAGGGAAACCTAAACGAAGAATTCGAAGCGGGCTTTATGGAATTCCTCGGAAGGCTTAACGATATACTGCCGGGAAACATTACGGTACGCGGCGTGGATGACGAAGACTTTGGTTCTCGTACATTGCGCGATCTGAAATCGGACATTATCGAAACGAAGGCCGACGTGGTGCTCGTAGACCCCTTTTACTATTTAGACTACGAAGCTAATACGTCAAAAAAGACCGGCGGAGATGCTGAAAACACCTCGATTAAGCTCCGTCGTTTAGCGGGCCATACAAAGGCGACTATTTTTGCGATTACCCAGGCGGATGAGGAAGACGAAAAGGCGGGCGAAGATGGCGAGCGAGAACTTAAATTGCCGCAGCGTAAAGACGTTAAGAAAACGAAAGCCTTGCTCGAAGATGCTGCGCTATTAATCGCGGTTGATACGAACGCAAAGGAAGGGCGCGGCATGATCGGCCTAAATAAAGGGCGCGACGGTGGCGAAGGAGAGTCCGCGGAGATTATCTACTTGCCGCAAATCGGCGTCGTGAAGCAGCCAGAAGCCGGAGAAGCAGCGGCAGCACAGTTCGATTTCTAAGTTGGAAAGAATTTCATATAAAATTCTGAATAGTTTCGACAAAAACCGACTGTATAAAATGTAACATTCGTGTAATATGTTTTACAAATACATCTTTAGGAGGTGTTCACATGCCAACTTTAATACTAAATGGACGCCACGTCGACGTAGATATCCGATATGAACTCGAACAATTCGAATGGACGCGGCCCACATGGACGGAAGATCGATTACTCGCAGCCAGTCCGTTCCGTTACGATCGTACGCCGAGCTTCTACGTTTATCTCGAAGACACATCGTCAGCAAAAGCCGGCTACTGGGGCGATTCAGGCGCGTATGATGCCGAGTTTGCGCGCGGTGGGTTCGTTAAATTACTCGCTTTCCTGCGCGCCGAAACCGAAGGCGAAACCGTCGATTATCTATTGGATTCGTATGCGCCTGCGGCTAAGGACGGACGCCTAACGCTTCGCCTTCCGAAACTTAAAGCCGTAGCCAAACCGGAACCTTTGCCGGAATCTTTGCTGGCGGACGTTCAAGCCGGACCTAACGATTATCTAACCGGACGGGGTATATCGGCTGAAGTACAGCGCGAGGCAGGCGTAGGTCTCATAGGAAATGCGGTCGCGATTCCATGGCGGTTGCCGAACGGGCGCCTCGCTAACGTGAAATATCGTTCAACGCGCGGCAAGGCTTTTTGGTACGTAAAAGGCGGATGGCCTATTCGCGATTTAGTCTACGGAATGGACCTCGTTTATGCGCAGCGGCTAAGGCACGTGGTAATCTGCGAGGCGGAAATCGATGCGCATTCATGGCGTTCGGTAGGGGTTCCGGCGATTGGAACCGGCGGCAGCGCATTTAATTTGAAAAAGGCGGACATAATTACGCAGTCACCTATCGAATATTTAACGGTAGTTACAGATAACGACAAAGCTGGCGATAAATTACGTGCGGAGATCGAGCGTTATTTAAACGGAAAGGTGCGGCTTGCGCACGGTTATATAACGGAGGTGAAAGACGCTAATGAACTATTGGTAAAGCGCGGTGCAGAGGCGTTGAGAAACGTTTATGATCGTGCGGAGGGTGTACGTCCTGTATTACGTGTCGGTTCGGGAATTTCCGAACTTCAGGTCGGCCGGAGGTTCTAGCCCTCCGTTTCGTCGCCGGATACCTCTACCCATTCGTATAAGTCTTCGAGTCTACAGCCGAGTGCTCGAGCGATATTATAGGCGAGCTCGATATTCGGTATATTGCGAAGACTGGCGTAATCGGAAATACGCGATTTATCTAGTCCGACCTTGGCTGCAAGTTGTGCGTGTTCAATTCCGATATCTTTGCATAATTCGGGTATCCGGCATTTGCCGACCTTAAACGTAATAAACACCTCCATTCGTAAAGGTGTCTTGTACATTGTATATTATTGTCTTTTTAAAAACTAGTATAATTATATGTTGACATATCGATATAACGATATTTATAATGAGGTTAGACAAACATCGAATGTAATTCTTCAATAATAGAAAGCAGGGGGTAGACCTTAGTGGATTATATCATTAAAGAGATTGGGGATTTTATAGAGGATAATGACCAAATTAAGAAAGCTTACGTCAGGCAATACGTAGGAATGAAAGAAAGCTCTTATCGAGATTTCTTCAAAAAAGGAAAAATCAGTTTCAGAAAGCTAATCAGGTTTGCGCAATTACTTGCAGAAAACACTAATAAGAGTAGCAGAGAGATTATGTCTACGTGGTGCCTGCATGTAACCGGAACAGAAAATATTAAAAACTCTTTTGAATACGCTGCAATTACATCTAACATCAATCTTCTTAGCAATCTCCTAAATATAAACAAGGACTCAGACGGAGTTGTAAAACAGGCTGTTGATATTTACACTATCTTGTACAAGTATATGACGGGATCTCTCAGTGGTTTCAAACTTCGAGATGAGGTTAATTCCTTGCACCATATTACAAATAAACCTCTTCTAATATTAATGAAAATAATGTGTCAGTTTACAACTTACTTTGAAGGCGATATTCAAAAAATGACTTCCGAACTAGATGTCATTCAACAGGAAGCTCTAAGCTTAGGAGAACGAGAAACATTTTTAAAGAATGCTTATTGTTCAGGGTTTGTGAATTGTTTGGACCTGTATGTTTATATCTAAATGATACAGACTCCGCAAGACATTTTGCAGAATCAATAATTCATGCAAATATATCCGCGAAAAAGAAATCAGATGCATATTATGTAATAGGAATGACGTACTTGTCAGAGGATAAAGACAAATGTCTATATAATCTACGGACAAGTTACGAACTGATGCGTGAAACAGGTGATATGCAATACATTCAAGAGGCGAAATTTAATCTAGACTTTGCAAAAGTGTTTCATGGGATAACCTTGGACGAGGATTCTAATATGAGATTACGTGCTTATCAGAATGCTAGAAGAGGTAAGATATCACTGAGAAACTTAAGGAGGTCTTGGAGAAAGGAGAGAGGGATAACTTTTTGCTTTTCTTTGAAAATACCGCGGAAAAGTCAATTGATGTAATGTATAATTGCTTGGAATCTTTTTTCTGCAATGAGAATTTCTTTTTCGCTAAATTAGTTGCAAAAGAACTCGAGAAAGCAGGCGAGGATTCAAGAGCGCTCAGACCATTCCTGAAATTCAAAAAAGTTATTAAAGGAGAGGTTTTATTTGAAAAAGATTTTATTAACAGTTTTAATAATCGCAGCAGCAATCGGGTATGTAGCTAAAGGGGAATTCCAGGATCAAGCTAGTTCTGAAGGGGAATACAAAGTCGCTGATATTAGGATTGGAGCTTAATTATTAACGCCGCAACCATCGAGGTTGCGGCTTTTTTTTTTATTGCTAAACGCGCGCTAACTTTTAATGAATAATAAAGGCGCTATTTTCAGAAAATTTAACAGAGTTCTTGGTATTATTTACACATGGAGAAAAAAGAAAACAAAAAAATGCGCGAGATTTACTCCAGATGCATATTGTCATATGTAAGCGTAAGGGAGGAAAAACATGAATAAAAAACAAATGAATAACGCTGTCCTTGATTATCAGAAATCGAAGTGCGAAAAAACTTTCCATGAGATTTACGATCACTTCATCACAAGAATTGATAAGCTGTTTGTAACTATCGGAAAGTCAATAGGTGCGGATTATTGGGAAACGAGGGCTCTATACGAGGATACGCTGCTAAAATGTATTAGCAATTACGACGGATCAAACGATTTTGAAAATCTTTTTAACGCAAGCATACCGTTACAGCGACGGCATTTCTTGCGAGGCAGAAGTAACCGAAATAAGCACGAGTTTATTCCGAAAAAGGACGATATGAATGCGGCAACATTCGAAGTCACTTACGAAATAACTCCCGAAGATGTTGTGGTAACAAAAAAAGAAGCCGATCAGCGGCAACTGATGACTTCCTATTAGATAAAGCTAAAGGGATGCAACAACGACGGCAATCGTTGA